CCGTGTCTGGCCGCATAGGACCTCTTAGACTCTAAACAATCCTGTAGGGCCTTACAGAAGTCGTGGCCGATGGATAATGTAAGAATCGTGACCATCTGGACTGTCTTGCCTGCGCAGTTTTAGACCTGTGCGTAATCCGCGCAGAAAAAATTGAACACGCCGGCGGCGCCCACTATATGCGAACTATGACCTATTCTTACACGAAAAATGCAGAGGGTCTCTACGTGTGTCCTCACTGTAACTGTACCAAGAAGAATCAGAATACGATGCACTATCATCTGAAGACACACGAGACTCGTCTTCCGTATGAATGCAAGTTCTGTAAGAAGGGATTTCTGCACGCATCCACCTTGGACTTACATAATCGCGCACAACACAGCAGCGAGAACGAAAAACTCATGAAATGTAATGTGCCAGGTTGCGATTTCAAGGGCACACTGACGAAGGCGAATCTTCTGATACACTTTATCAGGAAGCACTGTGCAGAAGAGTCGCAGGCCGCACTGAATGTCTGTGACGCGGGACACACGTGCAAAATCTGCGAGAAGAACACAAAATCCTTGACCGCATATCACTATCATGCCATATCCTGTATCACGATACGGGATGTAGATATGGCAGGCCGTTTGAAGGAGTTGCAGGCACTTTAGAAGTCCCTCGGGAATTCCTTGCCCTCTCCATCGTGCCATTTCGTGCTCTCTGGGCGCCCAATGATTCTGTAGTACGGATTGAAGTCCTTCGCAGAATCGGAATCGTGGAAATGTTTCGTCATGTACGAAAACTCTTTTTCATATTGAAGAGGTACACCATCTAAGAATGCATGATTGCCGTTCGTTTCTCCGTCATACAGTCCGTGCAATTTATCGTAATGCTCCTTTGGAAAATGGAAAATGGTGTCAGCAACTCTTGGATTTCCACCAGGTGTGCGTTTCATTATCGTCCAGGTATTGAATGGGAACTGAACCGTAGGTGTGTCAGGATTGTATTCATTTATAAAGCGTTCCTTCAGAAACAAGTCCATACGCAAAATCAATAGGGCATCGTACGTATCTAAGGTGTCTTTCAGCATATCCAGCGAATCTTTTATGAGCATGTTCTGAGAGGCGAATTTCGTCGTGTGAAACCGTGAATCTTTCACGTGCGCCCCATACCACTCTAAGAGCTCTTTGTCATACTGTGTATTATAACTGTCAATGTATATGTCCACCTTGTAGCCGAGCGATTCTATGCGGCGTACTAGGGCCATATGTGTTGCGCAGGCCTCTTTTTGCTCATTATAGGATTCGGACTTGCCGTCGTCTCGACTATGTTGACTCCCCTTTCGGAACCCCTCTCCGCGTATTATAAGGGCGAGACTGTTTTGAGGAGGAGGCGGCTCCTCGTTCTGGAATCCTTCCGTGGAACTAAGGTAACATAACAGTAACAGGGCCGCTATAAGAAGTATTATATAATACGAAGAACGAATCTTCTTCATATTATATACTGTGAAAATGTCAAAGGAGTCTTAATCATCCTTTATAAAGGTCTGCGTGATTGTGAGCAGATTTTTCAGGTGATAGCCTAGTGCGCCGAAGCCCGCAATCAGAAGCAGCTCATACGCCGGACGCTCCGTTTTCTTTCCCAGGTAGCCAATATATATCAGCAGCGGCGCAATCACGCCTGCATGAAAGACGTTTATCCAGGCCGAGGATGACCTCGCCATAATCCGTATGGCGGCCTTGGCCCCGTGGTAAACCAGAAGAACGATGCCGAGGCCGAACAGGACATGATAGAGCCATTCGGGAGTCGCCGCACGCTGGAATCCGACGAATAAGAACATGGGAACAACAACCGCTATATGAAACACGGCGAGTAATAGGTGAGCGTCCATATCTGTTAATGGTTCCGTAAAATGTGGCCTAACGCAGACGCCGCATGCTCCAAGGCCCCCTCCATCCAGCATTGTTGGACACTGAAGGATTCGCCACACACGAACCACCCGGGCCTCTCCTTCGGGAATGGTCGACTAGCCCGACGACTTTCCACATGAGGGTCATACGTGCCGGGTCGCCAATAGGTGACTCCTTCAGGCCAAGGATAGGCTTTCACAAAGAGCGGGTCAGGAATGTTGCGGTCCCCAAACAGCACACGAAGGTCCTCAATCAACTTTTTTCCCAGTTTCGCTTCGCCATCTTGCTCGTCCAAAATGCGCATAAGAGGCTCCGCATCTTCCGAATCCGTATAGGAAATCTGTATGGACCCGTTTTCTACGCTCTGAGGTATGATGAATCGAGGTGCCTGGGCCGTGACGATTTTCGGTAAATTGTGGAACCACTGCTTCTTGTTCGTGCCCGGTGGAAACACCGCAAAGACACGTAGGAGCGGCCTCATGACGAGATGGCCGAGCGTGGTCCAGTCCTTGAATACGGCGAGTCGTTTTATGGCCTCTGACGGAAGCGCAAAGACGAACTTCGGGGCCTCCAGAACGACGTCAGGGCGACTTTCTCCTTCGGACGGCGCCCCTTTCTTGAAAACGGCGTGGGTCGTGTCCTGCATTTCCACGAGTTCGTGTTGTAGGAGCAGCGTCCCGCCCCGTTTCAAAAACTCGGCGCGCATTCTTGCGACCAGCTCCGAGAGACCCTCTTTGCACATCACATACTTTTCGTTCGGCCCGAACTCCTCTCGGAATACTCGGAGAGCCAGGTCCGCACGCAGAGTCGAGAACTCTGCACGATAGGGGTAACGATTCAGAAAGGTCTCTAGGGTCGCCGGTTTCACGAACCGCCTCAAAAGTGCACGAATCGTCGTTTGCCCCAGAACATCGGGAGGAAGACGCTCTAGAGGTTCCAAGAATATCGCACGGCATTCGTCAAATAGGGGGGGCTCTATGGGGTATGCGCCTGACTCTTTGTATTGGCTGGTCCCCTCTATAGGCACCGTCGTCAACCCGTACTTTTTGAGAAGTCCCATGAGAAGCTGGTGCTTCGTGGAAATCCTCGCACTCCCCTCTTCCCATTGATATTGGACGCCGTCCACGGTGCCCTTATAGGTGAATGCACGACCGCCGATGAACTTGTATTTGTCAACGAGGCAAATCCGCTTCTTCGGACCACGTTTTGCCAGTTCTACGGCCACGTATAGTCCCGCCATTCCAGCACCTATGATTACAGTATCATACGTGTCGGAACTCATCCTTATTCTTTGTTTAGAAAATCAGGCGACATCCTGACCACTCAGAAGTTTCGTGACATTCGCAAGAATCGTCTCCGTGTCCGTAGAGGAAAACCTGCCCAGAATCTTCTTGTTCTTTATGACAAGAAAGGTGGGAATGCTGCGAACCTCGCAATAGCCAGGGGTATAGTTGTTCTGGTCAATGTCGCACTTCAGCCACTGCACACCCTTCAGGCCCTCCTCCAGCTCCGCCGTGCGCACGGAGCGGCAAGGACCGCACCACGTCGCCGTGAAATAGACGACAGTGGCCTCAGGGGGCTCGGGAATCTCCTCCGTAGGCTCTGCACGACCAATGAGCACTTCGAACTCTGGTTGGCTCATTAAATACTTCATTCTATACCTAATAGTGGGCCCTATTGTTTAGACCGGATTAGGCCGAGGGCGATTCCGGTGACGGCAATAAGACCGAGTCCCTGTAGAAAGAGCGAGGACATGTCGTCCTCCTTTTTTCCGCCGCCTTCCTGTGCAGGGAGTCCGTCGAGAATTGTGGATAGTGAGGGGAGTTGTCCTTGCGCATTACCGCCGACAAGCGGTGCACCGCCAGTAACAGCCGCCGCAGCACCACCAGTAACAGCACCTTTCCCTGCAAACATGGTTGCAAACAAAGATGCAGCCAAAAGACCTCCACCCAGGTAGGAAATGTAATTTCCGATATTGGGATCCGAATCAGGTAGTATATATTTCAGCATCTGCCCAGACCCGGCGAATGCCGTAAATAGGACGTTCAGTTTCGTCAATGTCAATGTCCATTCTCCAGCCTTCCCCCCTGGATTACCTCCAGGCCCACCAAGCGGAATAAACGCAAAGTCGAGCATGGAATAATACCCGATTCCGTATCCTGTGGCCGCCTGTATCATATCGAAAATATACCATGGACCTAAGCCTGCTACCCAAAATAGCCAATTGCCTTGTATGGCAAGAGGCAAATACGGGAGTAGAACAATCATCAGTAAATAGGAAAGAGGCAGAGAGGCCGCTTTCATCATCGCAACTACGGGCTGATCAACCATATAGTGGTTGAGCCCAAGTTGTCCAATTCCGGGACAAACAGCCAGAAAGGTAAGAAGATTCCAGCCGGTCGATGACCCTGATTCAAACTTGATTCCTTGGGAAACTAGTTGAGCGATAAAATTAGTACCTGTCATCGTGCCACCTATTCCTGGAACACCTGGGACTAAAAGTGCCTCCATCCTATAACGCCCAACGAATATTTAGATCTTGAAAAGAAGCCCACCGAATCCGTTTACAATCCGTAAAACATTGTGATTCGTCGTATAGACTCGGATATGTGCATTGCCACGTTTGGGAACATATCTCGGGTCGTCCTGGTTGGTCAATGTGCCTGGAGGGTCCGGTCTGAGAGCAATCTGCAAATTCATCGAATCAATGCGGCTCGCATTTAAGGAGCCAGACGGCTGCAATTCCTCGGGGCGAATTGCGAACGAGTAGCAATAAATAAATGTGTCTGTCGGAACGTTCGTGTGATGCTGGTACGGCTGTACAAGTCGGAAATATCCGGCATCACGCACCTCAAATCGGTCATAGCCGTCCAACTGTATAAGCGCCTGTTGAAGCATATTGATTGTCGGATTACCGGCCTCTTTCAGAAAGGTCGATACCGGCGAATAGTTGAACCACTCGTTCACTGTACCCATACAGTCTCGTTGAATGACCCAGATGACCTCTCTGAGTGGGTGATTGAAATCGAGCGACACCGTTGCCGTAGTTGTCTTGTCAGGAATACTTATATTGGGCGTATACTGTATCTGCTCAATGAGATACTCGTGCGAATTGGAGACGAAACGGCGGCGCTCCTCTGTGTCCAAATTCACAAAGTCCCCGTACATACGGAATTCGATGATTTTTGCCACCTCGAGTTCGGGAGGATTGCCACAGGCCCCGCCGCTCTGACAGGCACTATCGTAGAATTTTATGAGTTGTGACAGGGGCCGGAGTTTCAAATTGATTCGTATAGGATGATACTGTAGTGCGAGGAGGGGCAGATACAGTCCAGGATTCTTGTTGAACCAGAACTGGAGAGGGATGTACAGTTTTACGGCCCCATATTGATACGTCGAGCCACCGATGGAAACGGAATTGTCGAGCACCGGCTGTGTAGACGGCGGTTCGACCCCGTTTGCATAATTGTACACCATATCATTAAATCCCGCTTGAACGCCCGGCTGTGTAGTTAGTTTCGACCATATATGCATCCATTCTCCGGTCTGCTTGTCTATCTCCTGCTCTCCGATTTCTATCGAAACCTCCTCAATGATGGCGTGGCCGAGATTGGTGACATACGTCGCAGTATCATTCACATCTTTCACAATGTACGTCTTCGATGTCGCTGTAATATCTGTACTTCCCACCGTCTGTGAAATGCTGACAATGTACGTGCCCGTCCCACCACTGCCGCTTCCGACGCCTGTTATCCTCGTCAACGCCGTAACTCCGCCAGTGATTAGGTACATGCCGACAAGTATTGGAGCCGAGCCCGTAGCCATCGCCGTCACCGTGAGTGTAGTGCCGCTGATAGAGCCGGTGAAGGAGGCCGTAGTTGCATTCCCGTCAACGTCTACGAATGTTTTCTCCTTATACTTTACTTGCGGCAGTGTCAACTCGAGGAGGAGTGGTCCGAGCAAGTCACCTCGTCTCGGAATCACACATGTAAGTCTCTTTCCAAAATCGGGAGTGCCGTCAAAATAAATGGCCTGTGACTCTACGGAGAAATTCGTATAGCGCCGGTAAACCATTTTGAACCAGGTAATCTGGGGATTCCCTGTGAGAAACACATCCTGTTTCCCTTGTGCTACTAATTGTAATAGTCCGCCTCCTAGCGTCATTCTATACTTGCGCAGTATTTCTTTTGATGAAACGGGGGCGCATCAATAAAAACATAAATAATAGAAGATATGCCGACACCCGAGCAAACAGTAGATATATTTAATCAACTTCAATACACCTTTGATTCGAATACACAACTTCCGATTTCGTCGGGTCTTATTCAGGCCGCCGACGGGGCCGGTCTTCGTGTATGGGAGTCGATATTCCAGGTGATTAGTACACAGGGCGCCAACGAGAATTTCCCCCTGCCCTATCTTCCGTCCACTTTACAGGCCCTCTCCAATTCCACAGGAACAGGCCCTACCGGCGCCTACGGAGGCCTTTTCACGTGGGTAACGAACGGCCTGGTTGCGAATAATGGGTCCACGCTTACCAAGTCGAGTGGAGCCATCCAGGCGTGGGACGCAAACGCATATTCCGTAGAGGGATATCGGCAGGGGGCCTTCATAACATTCCAGACGCTGCAGACGACCGCATCCTGCTCTGCGGGCTTCAGTGAAAATCCGGGCTTAGCGACCTCATTTTCCAATATTCAATACGGGTATTTGTGCGGTGCTGCGAGCGACCTGTACGTCATGGAGAGCGGCGTCAATCGGAGCAGTATTGGGACCTATACATCCACGACGCAACTCGGCATATATTACGATGGCCAAACCGTCATATACTACAAAGACACGACCCCTGTGTATAGTACTCTTCGGTCTTACGGCGCAGCCCTCTATTTGGACGTGGCGATTCGTGACCCGGGTGCGACAGTGCGAAATATCCATTTTGCGCCTCTCGGTGGAATAGGGCCGACGGGCGTGCAAGGAGTGACAGGGCCGACAGGGTCCACGGGACCAACGGGACCAACTGGAGCAACGGGTGCATCCGGTGTGACTGGCCCAACAGGCAAGACTGGTTGGACAGGCCCCACAGGCAAGACAGGTCTCACTGGCGCAACTGGCCCTACGGGTCTTACGGGAACAACGGGGCCGACAGGACCAACGGGCCCAACAGGAGCAACTGGGCCTTCGATAAATACGTCGATATACATCCTAGGAAGCATAACGAATGCGAATCCCGTTTCAGGGCGATTCTCCACAGATGATGCGGATTTGTCAAACACGACAACCCTCAAACTGAACTCCATTGACTCCACGGGTGTCATAAAAAGTGGATTCTATTCCCGAATCGGCGTGGGGAGTTTGATACATCTTGTGAATATTGTTACGCTCGTGGAGGAAATCTATTCCGTGGATGCGGTGGGGAATTTTTTCACCTACTGGACATTCAATGTGACCTATTTGTCAGGGAACGTGGCTACACCCCCGATTGGGTCCGTGTTTAACGTGACATTCGACACGATTGGGGCAAAGGGAGACACGGGCCCTACGGGTATAATCGGTCAGACAGGCTGGACGGGCCCCACGGGTCTTCCTGGAACTGCAACCAATACGGGTGCGACGGGGCCAACGGGGTCAACGGGAGCAACGGGCTCCACTGGATCCACTGGAACCACAGGGCCTAGTGGGTACACGGGGCCAACGGGGCCGACCGGCTCAACAGGTAAGACGGGCTGGACGGGCTGGACAGGCTGGACAGGGCCGACTGGGCCAACTGGCTTAACAGGAATGACCGGACCCACTGGCCCCCTGTATTTCGGCAACACACTCCCAACGGCGGCCTATTCTCTGTCGGCCAGTCAAGCCGTCCTCTCGGGCGCATCGGCGACTATCGTGTTCAATACGTTTAATAGCACCTTTTCAAACGGGGCCATCACATCAACATACAATACGGCTGCAGGAACGCTCACGAACGGAACGTCGACCACGTTGTCCTATACGATAAGCGCGGTGCTCTACTCAACTGTGGCGGGAGCGAACATTGCAGAAATACGGCGTAATGGGACCAGCACGACCTATCGTTTCCCCTTTTCCACTACGGCTGTTGACGATGTGTACTCGTGTGAATTCAGTTGCGTTGTGGTCTCTAGGGCCGGCGATGTACTTACCGTCGTCTTTGTAAATGATGTCGGTGGTGATACCTATGTATCGGGTGGAGTGACATTTACACAAATGGACTATGTGCTTGGCGCAACGGGTTACACAGGGCCGACTGGACCGACAGGA